TGGAACATCAGAAGATTTACAAGCAACCGTAACAACACCTAGCGACTTTTCTAATGCTTTTAAAATACTTTCCTTTTTTATGTGTCTACTTTCGTCCATATTATATTCCTTTAAATGCTTTCAATGGATAGAATATTAATGAGTTTCTATAACCATCATCAGCTATTGGTTTAATTGGTGTTACTCCGTGTACGTTTCTCCAAGCAGGATATACTAGCATTGAGTTATCAGCCTGTTCAAATGTTGCATTATAGTCAGGTACGTTAAGACAACCACCATTAGCATTGTTTCTTTTAGTGAGGATTATGTTTACTGTTCCTTCTAAGTTTCCTGTATCTCTGTGAAATGGTGCTGAGATATTAAAATTAGATATACTGCTTGTAAACATATTACCAAACTTCCAGTCTTTTTTTATTTCTTTAAACAGTTCTATTTGCCTGTCGTATATTTCAGGAGTTAATTCTTTCACTATCTTTTCAGCTTCAACACAGGCTCCCCACATTGCTTTAATAAATGTCTTTGCCTTTGGTTCTCTGTGTACTGAAGATATTGTTGGGTAAGGTCTTCTCATATGTGGTTTAGGTGGTATTGAGCCAAGTATAGAACTCATCTGTACAGTTCCCATTGCTTTAGCTTCTTTTCGTGTCATTCCTTTTTTATATTTATTAGCAAAAACATCACTTCTTTCTAATAATGACTTAGGCACATTATCACTTTTAAACTCTTTGTTTGCTATATCTATTAATGCCCCTAGCTTTTTACTATACTTGTTTACATCTTTAATATAAAAACCTATTATTTCCCCATCTGATTCTAATAAACAATCTTCTTTTACGTTAGGTTCAATGTATTCGCATCTCTTTCCTACTTTTCTGTTGTGTTCTACTTTTTCTAATTTAATTATTTTCATATCAATATTTCATTTTTACGTTTAGGGTTTAATTTTATTTTATCCCCCCATTTAGATTTTAATATCTGTATGTTCTTCTGTTCTTCCTCATCATCTCTTACATCAACTGCACCACCTTTGTTAGAATAATGCTCAAAAGTGAATAAGTATTTTTGGTATCTAATTACATCCCCCCTTTCTTTGTGTTGTAAAGTATAATCATAATCTTCTTTTAAAGTTAGTTGTTCATCAAACCTTAATTCATTTGGTTTTATAAATAACATATCCCCTATACAAAATGTATTAGTGCTTACTATTTTATTAGCAAAAAAATAATTATCAGTAGGAGGTATGCCTAATAATTTAACACCTGTAACTCTATTAAATTTTTCTACTATATCTTCTATAGCATAATCTAATTTTACCTTTACAGGCTCACCAAAATTCTTATTTACTCTTACTTTTTTTATATCATCACTAAGTTGTACGCATATCTTTTTATTTTTAAATGCGTGGTCTAGTGCGAAGTTCCTGCTTTTCATTAGGTTGCCTGTTTCATATACATTTTTACAACCATTTTCTTCATACAATTTGCCCTCTCCGTTCTTTACACAAAATATGTATTTTTCTTTTTGTTTTTTATCAAAAGGTAATTTATCATATCTACCTGCTGATATTACATAAACATTATGCTTCATTCCTAAAAGCATTTAGAACAATCATACCTATATTTTTTCCATCTTTTCTTGCCTGTGTGATTAGTTCGTTAGCTTCATCATATTCATTAGCTTCAAACTCTACTACTATTCCTCTTTTTACTGCTGAGGTTTTATCATCTAAAGTTGAGCCTAAGTCTATGTCATCTAATATAGAATAATCAACTTCTTTTTCAGGCTGCCAAACATCCATTCCCCAATCTCCTAGCTTTGTATTATCCCATTCATTAGCCAATATACTCCAATCCCACTCCCCAAAACCAACATTGTCTTTTACAATAAACTCTTGTTTCTGTTCTTCTGTTAATCCTTTAGCTACTTTTACGTTCACTTCTTTCAGCCCTGCTTCAACACTTGCTTTGTATCTCATATTTCCCCCAAGTATTGTCATATCTTCATCTACGATTATTGGTCGCAGTTCTAACATTTCAGGAAAATCTTTAATAGACTTTACAAGTTTTTTGAATTTACTTTCTTTAATTATCCTCGGATTACTGAGGTTTGGTTTTAACTCATTGATTTTTAGTTTCATAGTATATAATAGAATTAATTAATATTTAGTTTAATCTGTCTTTTGCCCTACTCCATAGCTTGTCTTTTCTATTAGACAAAGTAGGTTCAGTTCTTTTAAGCGAAGGAAAACCACCAAATGCCTTTTCTATTTCTATCATATATTCTCCACACTCAGGGCATTCAGTACCAAGATTAACTACTTTTCCATCTATAACTTTCATAGTTACTTTGCTTAGTTCTTTTTGTATATCACATTTATTGCATTGATATTTTAACATAGTATTTTATTTTAAATAAAGGAGAGCATAAAAACATTTAATAATTATTATGGCAATATGCCTACTCTCCTTTATATATGACTTATCCTTACATTCTTTTTTTTCTTTTTTTCTAATACTTTTAGCTCATTATTTAAATGGTCTATGGCTTTTTGCAAACATTCTGTTGGACTGTTATGTTTTCTGTCACTTCTTAAAATGTAAGTAAGTGCAGTGGCACAATTATAATTTAATTCAAAATCTTCTATTATATCAAATGCTTTATAACCATATACTTTTCCTTTATAATAATTAGGTGTCTTATCTGTATTTTTCATATATTCTTTTTATTCCTTTAAAACAATCACTAAGACAAGTACCACAACTTGTTCCTGTGTCGTAGTTAGTTCCATAAATTGTATTAAATAATGTTATCATTCTTTTTTTAGTTGCTTGATTTTTTGCTATTCCTGTTTTTATATCTTTCCATATCGTTAATACTTCTTCAATTAATTCTTCAGGTATTCCTTCAGGTTGTTCAATTTCCTTAGTCTTTAACCAATACTTCTGTGGGCATTCCATTAAACTAATCCTAGCCTTAATGGACATAAAACACAAACACACTTTACAACTTCCTGTAGGTCTGAAGTAATAATCACAACCTTTACAGATGTCTAGCCTGTCTTTGTAAACCTTATCACTAACTAAAAATTTATTCATCAAGCAAGTCTTTAAGTTGTTCTCTAACTTTGTCTATAGTCGTGAAAAGACTATTCCTGCTTATGCCTGTTTTTTTTGCTAGTCCTGTCAAGGTGTTTCCTTCATAATAGTATAACTTAAATACATCTCTATCATACCAATAAAAATCATCTAATGCTTTGTCGATTAATTCTAACTTTTGCCATTGTTGGTATTCTTTTGCATTAGGAATATTGTATAAATGCTTTCTGTGGTTATCATCTTTCTCTATTATATCATAAGTTATATTAGTTGAACTTGTGTCAATATGTGTGTAGTATTTTTTATATTTATAATAATATGGACTTCGTGTACTTGTGTAACTTCTTCTTAATACAACTGCACCATACCTGATAATACCTTTTGTTCCATCTTTTTCATATATAGACTTTAGTGTTTCAGGGTTCATTTGCATAAAATACAACATCAACTCTTGAACTGCTTCTTCTATCTCATTTATATCTTGCGTAAAAGTGTAAGACATCTCTACGAATGTCTTTCTACAATCTGCTACTGCTTGATATATTTTATTCATTATTATATTCTATATCTTTTAAATCTCTGACTAATAATTCTAAACTATTGTCTAACAATAATTTATACGATTTTATTATTTCTGAGTTATTTCTTGTGGATAATCCTGCAAAGTAACCATTAACCATTACCGAAGTATTAATAGGTATAACCATTAACCAATCATTCCAATTACCCATTGAAACATCTTCCCCATAACTATTGTGGTATTCAATAATTAGTTCTAGTACTTCTTTAAAATTTTGGTATTTTGTCTTTGTAGATATTTCCTTTGCAAAGGACATCATTAGGTTCAAATAATCATTTACAATTATCTGATGCATTGTATTTGCAAATATGGGTTTAGTCATATTCCAAATATAGAAAATATTTTATTCTAGATTTTTTTCTTTTATAAAGTTATTAACAAGGTTTTTGTAATAAGTGATTTGTTCTACATAATCTATCCTAGTCATCTTAATATTTAGCTTAGACATTAATTCTAATTCTTCAGCAGTACCTAAACCATACTTAGCATCTAGGTTTAAACCGAATTTATACTGCTCTCCCTGTTCAAACATATTACATTTTACGCATTGTACTTGGCAGTTCTGTTCGTTCCACCTTGTGTAATGGTGTCTGCGAGATTGAAAATGTCCGTTCTGTAACTTCTTGTAATAATCAACTTTACCACAAGTAAAACATTGTGCCATTCCATAATCGTTTGATTCTCTTAGTCTTATGTATTTAGAGAACCAACTGTCTAACTCTTTTTTGAGTTTGCTAACAGGTTTCTTTACCCCCATATTACTTTCTGTTCAAATGTTGGTTTTGGTTTAAAATAAAGATACTTAGCTATGGTAGTTGTTCTACCAAACCTTGTAGTCTTTCTTAAATCTTCACTATGTATACTGTAACCTTCTTCTTTTAAATACCATATAATACTAGCAAGTCTAGTTACTCCGTATTCTTGTATAGCTTCTAAACTTGTTATATGCCCATAGTTTTTAAGGTGCCATTTGATAGCATCTTTACCTGTCTTGATTTCTTCTTTAGTAATTTTTATTGTTTTCATTTTAATAATTTTAATGGTTCCTGATAAAACGGAACTTGATTAGGGTTTTTGTTTAGTGTATGAACTTGGTAATAAGCATCATTTACTTTTTTCTTATGTTCAATAATCCACCTGAAAAATGTTTTTATATTTATAAAAGGTTCAAATTCACAATACCTAACACCTATATGAAAAGCATCTTGTATTTGATTAAATGTCATTCGCCTGAACCTGTTTTCCTTTTGTAAGTCTAGTGCAAATATTTGTGATAGTGAACCCATTGTTTTCCCATCTGCTCTGTGTCCTAACTCTACTGAAGTCTTAGCTACTAAGTCCAAGACTTTTGCAGTTAGTTCCTTAATGTTTTCTTCCTGAAGTGTTTTCATTATAGTTTTTTAATTTATACTTTTTCATATCGTTTTTTATAATAGATTTTTCTTGATATATTAAATCACCACTAGGCTTTACAAACTTACCACCTATTTCTATTTTACCACTATATGCAAAGTAGTCATCTAGTTCTATTATATTTTTTCTATATATTTCTTTGCTTTTTCCCATTCGCTTATTTGTGAATCTAATTTTGATGTACCTGTTTTTTTATAACTTTTATTATTATCTCGCATTTCCCAAGTCCTGACTGCTGCTCTCCAATCTTTCATTTTGTTTTTTCCAACCATCCAACCTTTGCTCTCATAAAAATTAACAAAAGAAATTGCATCTATTTTATTATTACGTTCTATACAATAAAGTTCAACATCATTAATGCTTGGCTTATTAAAGAGTTTATTATTTAATTTTATTACTTTATTCTTATTAATAGAAGTTAAGTTAGTTAAGGACTTGTTGTTAAGAAACTGAACAACTTGTTCTTCATTAATTTTAAAGTATTGTTTAGCAGGAACACCCTTACGTATGGTTTCTATTATTTCATACTTTTTAAGAGTTTTAAGAGCCTTTCGCTGCTGATAAGGAGTAAGTGTAGTATCTTTCTGTATATTCGCTTCAGTATTAAAAAACCACCCATCAGTCATTCCTTTTTCTATAAAGTATTCTTCCTTGCTAATTAAGTCAGCTAACAAGACTGTTTCCTTTAAACCGATATTCCTAGCAAGTTCTTTATTGACTACAAGAAACGCAGTGCTACTCAGTAATGCTTTCATATTGTTTTTATTTCTAATGTGAAATTATGATATCTCAAAACATCTTTAATATCTTCCATCAAATCTGAACACAAACTATATCTAGTTTTTACATTACAACTTACTTTACCACTTTTCACAACAACTACCACCTGTGGTTTTGAACATTTCATAACAATTCCTTGTGAAACTAAATACATTCTTAAATCATTTTTGTCTTGAAATATTCTTTTACTCCTAATTATATCTTCGTAGGCAGCATAAACTTCAAAAAATACTTCCCTGTATTTAGGAAATGATTTTAAATTATGTCCATGTGATTTATAATAATGCAATACAGATGTTCTATCCCTTTCTATTACTTGAGCAATAGTGTTAGGGTGTATGTCGTTTACCCTAGCCACAACTGAAGCAGCCATTCTAGGAACGTGAATAATTTGTTTCCTAGTTTTATCTGATAATGCACCTTGATGCAACCCTACTAAATTTGTAGTAAGGTCGCATATGGTTTCAAATTTTTCTCTATCTGTCATATTAAAAAGGTAAATCATCAGAAGTTGTACCTGCATACTTTTCATTAAAAGCATCTTTTATTTCAGCTTTTACATCAGACATATTACAAGTCCAACCATCTATATTGTGATACCACTTACCTTTATATTCTCTAGATGATAAATTGATATTACAACTTACAATATCTCCTATTGTTTTTGCTTTTATTTTGTTTACATTATCTCCAAAAAAACTTATCACAACCTCTTTGTTGTATTCAGTATCTTGTTCTATTAATATTGATTGCTTTTTCCATTCCTTACCTGCTTTAGAAACTCCTGTTTCTAATTCAAATACTTTTATTAATTTACCTTCTATTAAATTATTCATTTTATTATTATTTTAATTATTGTTTAAATTCTTCACTTTCATCCTCCCCAAACACCCCAAGTTCATAAAAACCTGTCAGCTTCAATACTGCCCTTGACATTGCTCTTTTTTCAGCCATCTCCATAACGTACCAAGTATTACAGTTACCATTCTTATAATCCCCTTTTAAAGCACTACCAAAGGTTTCTATTAGAGTATCTTTTTTATTTGCAACTGCTTTAACAACTGCAAAGTCTTTTTCACATTTTATAACCTGAAAGTCCATAGTTATTTCTTCTTGGGCTTGTATTTTTTCAATACCACTTCTTGTTATAATAATGTAGTGTTGATGTTTAAATACATCACTAGGTTCTAAATTGTACTTGTTGTACTTTTCTTTAATAAGTTCTGTTTTCATTTTTGTTTAATATATTTAATTGTTTGTTTTTTTATGTATTGTATCTGCTCTCTATCTATCCATTCTAAAAAGTTAAAAGCATCAAATACTATTGTAAAATCCTCTCCATTTTCATCCTTCCCTGCTAAATACAATTCGTTGTCTTGACAAGCAAATGTATTTAATTCGTGTAATCTTTTTAGTATCATAATTAAAATTGTTGTATAATAAACCTATCATGACCAAAATCCCAATACATTGTGGCATCCATTATTGATTGTTCATCAGGGTAATCTTCTTTGTCATAATCTTTCCAAAACTCATGCATATCATCATATTCTGAATATTCACAACATAAAGCTATAGGGTCAAATTCTATTTCTTCCCCTGTTCCTTCTTCATATTCTTCTAACATTTCCCATAAAGCAATTAAGCCATCATAAGAAAAATTGTTAGGTCTATTTTTTTCAAACCAATTTCTAAATTCGTAAAAGTTTACTGTTGTTTTCATATTATTAAAAGTTGTTTATCGTTAGCTTCATATTCCTTTAACATTTCTTCTGTTAAGTTATATGAATAAGTTCCTGTTATATTATATATTGTATCATCAGCAGCCATTTGCCTTTCAGTACCAACCATAACAACAGAGTTTATACCTGATTCTATATCAGCAAACTTTTTGTTTAAATTATAATCAGTTCCTGATGCAGCGATATAACCTTTGTAGTAAACTAAATCAGCTTTTACAATTCTATTGTCATAAGTGAGTAGTCTTTTTTGCCTTTCTAGTTCGTGTTGAATTTGTAACTGAGCATATTCTTCATCAGTTAAAGGGGTGGGTGTAGGTATTCTATCCATTTAATTTATATATTTTAAGGTTACCGACTTTCACTTGATAATCTTTTAAGTGTTTTACCCATTGATTATATGTAGGTTTTTCAGTTGCTTGTATTTTTTTTATTCTCATTGTTTTCATTGTTTTTGTTTTTAATTTATTTTTTTGTATTCGTTTGTTAATCTTGTCAATAAATCATAATATTCATTACTAACTTTAAACCAAATATCTTTTGATTTTAATTCTATTTCTTTTTCTAATTTTATTATTAATTGATTTTTGTTAGACCACCATTTTGTTGTTTTCATTGTTTTTGTTTTTAATTATGGTTCAAATTTAAAAAAATTATATTTACCAACCAAATTTTTAACTTAGTTTTTAACTAATATATATAAAAAAATAATTCTACTCTAGTAAATTTTACTAAAATAAAATTATAATTTTTAAAAAAACCGAGAAAATTAAGCTAATTTTTTATAAAGGCATCAACAAATTTAGTGGTGTTTCGCCGTTATTTAAGACAACTCCACACCCAACCGCAGGTCTTTTACCGTATTTTGCGTAAGCCATTGCGTATGACTTGTGATTTATACCACAACCAACCTGCATACCGAAGATTCTAAACTTTTTACCTACATAGTGTTCACAATATGCTTGTGTGTGTAAGTGTCCTTGAACAGTATTCATCATATCTGCACGACATTTAGTCCTCGCAGTACCACCTTCTCCGTGTATATACTGAACACCATTTAATTCGTACCTTTCTACAAATTCCCAACCCTGAACCTCTAATACTTCTTTATAAGATTTTATCCACTTTGATGGGATTGCACTTGTTTGTGCCTTTCTCATTATGATTCTGTCGTGATTACCAATAACAACTGTGGCTTTAGGAAATGCTTCGTACCACCTAGATATTCTCTTAATAGCTAATTCTAGCTCATCTAAGCCACCCATACCATCAGCAGAGGTTTCGTGGTAGCTGCTGTAATGATTGTCTATTATATCGCCTATAAACACTATCTCCGTGCAATTATAGGTGTGGTATTGTTCTAAACACCAATCAAGATAAGAATCCAAACAAAAAGGTTCGTGCAAATCTCCTATTACTAATACATTATTTTTTTCTTGCTCTCGCAGTTTCTGTAGGACTTTTATCTCGTGTGGCTTTAATCTGTATCTATTACTTCTTTCCACTATCAGCTAATCCTTGTGCGCCTGTTAAACCTACTAATGCCCAAAACATTTCACTAACATGTACTTCTTCTACGTCTAGACTTCTTGCTATAAAAGGAACGATAATTGCTGCTATAGTGAACCATACCTTCTTAGACTTTAACATTGTTAAAATTAAATAGTTTTTCATTTTTATTGTTTTAAATTAATTAATATGTCCATAGGACATTTTCATCTTTACTTCTATCCATATCTACGTGTACAAATTTTCCTTTAAAGTTTATGCCTATCCTGTTTAACCCTACTTCCAATAAAGCATTTATGATTAAAAATCTTTCCCTAGAATTATTAGGTAAGTATATATCTGCTGCTAAACCAAAAAGGTGGCTAGAACCAACTCTACCACCTACATATAAATTATGTTCTATTGTTCTATAGCCACTTAGTATTTTAAATGGTACTCCTGCCCTATCTCTAGCTTGGTCTAAGAGTTTTAAAAACACTCTATCCATTTTTTGACCACTACCTTTTAAGTCAGGGCTATCAAATTCAGATATTTTAAAATGATTCAAATTTTATATATTAAATACTGCAAAGATTTTTACCCCTTTTAGATTGTTAATCAAAACCTTAGTAGTTTTCTTTGCTTCTTCTACCTTTTGATAACGAGGATTTTTGCTATTTAGTTTTCTTTTTTTCATTGTACTTCTTTTTTTGACTATACCACTTGTCTACAGTATAAGCTATTGATACTACTAGCAGAATAATCTTTAAAGCTAGTTCTATATTACTGAATGTTGTTACACTTAGGACTGTTCCGTTGACTGCTGCAACTTCTAGTGTGTCCTGTACTGTTTTTTGTATTGGCATTTGTCAAATATGATTTTAATTTAGTTTTATTTTCTTCTTTTACTTTATAATGTTTCTTCATTAATTATATGTAGTGTCTAAAAAATCTCTAATTGTAATTTTAGTATCTTGTTTATCAGGTCTTTCTAGGTTCATTCCTTGGTAATAAGCATTTGAATTAGGAGAAACATCAGCACCACTATTTGTAGAGTATTCAGGAAACAAACTAGAATTGTTACATAAATAATCCACTAGTCTTTCTGTGTAAAATTGTGCAGTATTTGATATTTCTGACCTAAGGTCTTGTGCTTCTGCCCTAGTTAAAGGTGTAGAGTTTTCAGCAGTCTTAGAAACTACATTGTTATTTTGTACCTTATATCTTAAAAAAGGTAATACCTCATAAAAAGCATAGTGAACCAACATATCAGCTACATAATCTTCTAACAATGTTTTGTAGTTAGCATTTGCAGGGTTACTAATTGTTCCCCCACTAATCATTCCTTGTATTGCTACAAACAGATTAGTACCAAGTTTAGTTTCTACATATTTTTTCTGTGCGATTTTTACATAAGGCAATAAGAAATTTACATCCACATTCATATTGATTGCAGTTGAATCTTTTAGCTTATCTTCACTTATGAATAGTACATATCCTGCCATATTATCTAGGTTTTATATATCCGTGATTCTTCATTCTCTTTGGTGGTTTAGCAACTAAGTTATCATTTTTCTTTGCAGTAAACCCTTCTGACTTAGCTTTTGTGTAACCTATGTTTTTATCATCTTGTATCTTGTCAGGGTAGTAAACATAGTTGTCATCTGTTTTTGGTGCTTTATAGACTTGTCTCAACCAAAAATGTTCGCATTGAGGTCCTCCTTTGAAGAGCCAGATTGAGTATGTCGCTGCACCTTTTTTACCAAAACCTGGATTAACAGGTATTTTACTCATTCTCATTATATCCTCTTTACGATAAATCTTTTTGGCTTTTTCCATTTTCTTACAAAACTCCCTGTTTGTTCCTGATTCATTTATTAGGAAATTATCGTGTGTGTAAACATATCTAACTTTATAAAAAGCAGTCTTAGATTTATTCAATCCATCTTGACTACTTCTTGCATTAGGGTTAGCCCTACCTGTTGAGGTTAATTCTGTATTGCTTATGTTGTTTAGTTCAGCTTCGTAATCAAAATCTTGGTGTTCCCCATCAACTATTTCTTCAGATATTAATTCCCAATCATTAGGTATATCTTCCATAGTATCTAAAAATGCATCTAACTCTGTCTTTTCAAAGTTCAGCATTTCATCGTGTGATTCACAAGCCATATAGACTGTCTTACCCTCGTATTCGTGTTCGTGATAACCACTACACCCAATCTTTTTAGCGTGTTCCTCTGCTTCAGCTATAGAATCAAAAACAGGTTTACCATCTATTATTCCTACTTTGCTTAAATCTTCTTCTACTACTTCTTCTTTTTCTAAAGGTTCTAATCCTAGTTCTGCTCTAATTTCATCTTGTGTCATTACTGACTTCATATCTTCAATAGTAAACTTAGATGTAATTGGTTTAGTTTGCACAAAAGAAACAGGCAAGTCCATATTGTTAATCTTAAATATTTTAGCTAGTACTTTGATGATATGTGTTTGAAATGGCTTAACTACAGTGTTTAGATAGAAGTCAGCAGCATTCATTAACTCGTCAGCATTGTTTCCAAGCCCTGTGTCGGACTTTATACCCATCAGCATAGGAGAGGTCACCCTGTGTCCTGTAAGGATGTTCTGAACCAAGAGTTCCTGTAAAGCCAAGTATTGTTTGTCTGCGTTACTTACTGATATTGGAAATATCTCAGGTGTTCTAGTTTTGTCATCTGAGAAAGTCAATACAAATTTCCCTGAATTACTAGCTGAAGTGAACTTGTCAGTTAAGCTACGTTCTATTTGTAACCTTTCCTCTTGTGTTGGCACACCATTTGAAAAATTAACCATATAAGAACCTGAAAAGCCATTGGATATATTGTTAAGATGAAACTCTGCAACTCTTTGGTCTACTAAAGCCCAATTATTTGCAGCTATATAATCAGGTGTGTGGTAGATGTCCATATTAGGACTGTATAATCCTGTGTATAATAACTGACTAGGACTTGTTCTGTCATTCATATCAAATGCTGCAATCTTAGTAGGTCTGTTTTGCCTAGTATTAGACCAATCTGCTGATACATAATAACAATCAACAACTCCCATAGCATTTGGCTTTCCTGCTCGTACCCTCTCAACAGGCACGTGGTAGATTTCTACGATTTCTGTCTTAGCTTTGTTCCATATGAGGTGTAATGCAAAAGCCCCTTGTAGCTTAAAGTCAAATGATATTTTTTTAATTACTTCGTGTAGTGTTTCTTTTCCGTTAGCGTGGAAGAAAAAGTTTTTTAATTTAACTAATCTGTCTAGGTTATCTCTTTGTTCTTCTTCTTCATTATCAATAACAATATTATCCCCTGCAATCATTTCTGCAGTAGCATTAATAATTGCTGCATGAGTACTAGAATTGTAGTAAAGGTCTATCAAGAACTGAGGGTATAGGTTTCTATATTCCTCTGTTCCGTACTCTATATAATTCTTACCCCTTATTTCTTCAATAACAGGGCTAGTTGCACTTGATAAATCTACACTTAGTATATTTTCCATATTTTTATATTTCTTCTAGTTCTTCAGGGTCTATATCAGTACCCTCAGCATTTTTCTCATATCCTGCAAACGAATGTACGCAATCTGTTGGAAATATCTCATTAGTTCCAAAGTCAAATTCTTCTGTAGTCATTAAGTCGTAGAATACTCCAGTAAAATAAACAGGAGGAGTTATCTCGTGTCCATCTTTGTCATACTTTGCAGGTATCTCTACTATCTTACCTATATATACTATAGCTTGTGTACCATTAATGTAAACATCTTGAGTTACACCTTCTTCAGTTACTACTTCATAAGTACCTTTAGATAGTAAGTCAGCATCTCCTGTTGCTTTGTCTGTGTATTGTAGTTTGTATATATTCATTTTATATTGTTGTTAATGTTGCTAATTCGCTATTTGATAATCTTGTGTTGTATAGTTGTGCTTGATTATAAGTATCTGAAATTGGTAATGCTCCAATAGCATCTCCACTAATTCTTATTAGATTTAAAGTTGCATTAGTAAATGTTTGTGTTTGTGTAGTGCTAACTTGTGTACCATTTAAAAAACAAGCAGTATCTCCACTTTTGTATGCGAGAGCCAACTTATAACGCCCTACTGTAATTGCTGAACTTGTTACTATTGTTGCACCACTTTGTGTTGCTGAATTTCTTACAAATTGAATAGTATTTCCAATCCTTTGTATTGTTGCATGATTAGCATATCCTCCTGAGTTTATTCCTCCAAGTGCTTCATTTCCTACAATGTGCGAAATGTTTACATCAAAAAATACAGTTCCTTCTGTTTGTCCTATAACACCACTTGCAGGAGTTTGACTACAAGTTTCTGCCACCCTAGTTACTGTGCTACCACTTGTAGGTATGTAAGATGTAGGGAAAGTACCTGCTTCTAATTGTGCGCCCCAAATATAAACCCCTGATGTTCCATCTCCTGTGTATGATTCAACCCTTGCACTTGTTGATGAAGTTATTAACCCTATACGAGCAAAATTTATAGCTAAAGGGGCATTAATAGTAGCTATACATCTATACCATCCGTTCCCATAATCAATAATAGTTGGAGTAAAAACATTTGAACTACCTAACACTCCAGAATTTAAATCAAAATTAGCATAAGCATTAGCATCTTGACTGTTAGTAATTTGAATAAAAGAATTTTCACCTTTTTTTGCGAAAAAACTAGTTGATAAATTACCACTCGATGAACTTGGTGCTTGTGTTTCGTGTCTAGCCGTACTTGTATCTTCAACCAATTTAAAAGAGTTTGTAGTTCCATCAGGAGAAACAATACCACTAGTTACACTTGCACCATTCTTTACCCAATAAGAATTACTAAAATCTTCTGAATACGTTATAAGGTTAGTCCTCTGTGGTTCTAAAAGTAAAGTACCATTAGTATTATCTAAAAAGTCTATTCTAGGTTGTCCAGTTGTAGAGGTTTTTATAAGACCATCACTAGCTACATAAGTAGCACTACTTGCTCTTGTAAAATCAAATGGTAATGGTTTAAAGTTGTCGTTCTCATCATTGTAAGCTAACAAAGAACCTTCTTTTGCTGCCCAATTTGCATTACCTAATTTTAATGTTGCTGCCATATTAATATATTGTATAATTTAATGCGTTAGCCATTTCTGTAAATGAAGTCCAACTTGTTATTGATTCTATCTGTAAGTCTGTTAGTGCAGTCTTATAAACTTGTAGTTGTTTTACTTTGCCGTAAAAATCTTGTGTACCACTACCATTATCTAAAGCTAATCTATTTAAACCTGTTGGAACGCTTCCACTACCATGTGTTGAAACTTCAGTTCCGTTTACCCAATAAGCAAAATCATTAACTTTCCACTTTATAGCAAACTTTAAATTATTTATATTATTATAAGTAAATGAAAAATTTGCAACTATAGTCCCTCCTCTAATAACAAATCCTCTTATTAAATTATTACCCTCATATCTAAAAAGTATTCTATTATTAGCTGTACCATCAGATAAGCAGATACTTCTATTTGTAGCATCATTATCAGTTAAAGCAACAATTTCAGCAAACAAAACACCTTCGCTATCATTAATTAAACTACTTATACCATCTCTTGTAAAGAGGTCTTGGTTTCTTGTAACTGTACTTCCTGATGTTGGTATGTATGATGTTGGGTAAGAACCTGCTTCAAATTGTGCGCCCCAAATATAAACTCCTGAACTACCATTTCCAGTATATGAAGCATTTCCACTATCATCTAATATTCCTAAAAGTAAATATTGAGCAGCAACACTTGTTACATTCCAAGATATAGTACATTTGTACCATCCATTTAACATACTTACAATTTTACCAGTTGCACCAGTTTGACTTATTATAGTACCATTTGATAAATTAAATGAAACACTTTCTGAACTTGAACCACTATTTAATCTTATTTTACTTCTTTCTGCTGCTTTTACAAATATTGTATTAGAAAAACTTCCAGTAGTTGTTATTGTATTTCTATACACTTGATGATTTGAATTACTTGTATTTTCAACTAATTTAAAAGCATTATTAGTTGCAGATGGAGAAGTAAAACCACTTGTAACACTAGCACCACTCTTTGTCCAATAAGAATTACTAAAATCTTCACTATAAGTTATAAGATTAGTCCTCTGTGGCTCTGCTAATATATGTGGACAACCTCCTCCTGTGTAGTCTATACGAGGTACGTTGTTTCTTGTTACTTCTTCTACTTTTACATTGTCTACATAAAATGTTCCTGTATTACCACTACCTGCCCTATATATAAATAATCCTGAAGTAGTAGATGGTGTTAAATATACTACATAATTAGTTTGTGTATTAGTTATAGTTACATCTTCCTGTACATTACCAATATATATTTTAAAAGCTGTGTCTGTTGTAGTTCCTCTCCATATATCTGCTGAAATTTTTAACAATTTTCCTGCTTGACCACCTGAAATTAAAGTATTTGTAGTTATTGTTGCACCACTTTCTGCACTTACTAAAGTAACTTCTAATTTATCTGTACTGTGTGTTAGTGTTGCACCATTGTAAGTTACCCAATCACCTATACCTGTATCAAAAGTGCTATTGTTTCCTGTTAAAATACTATCTTTTAAAACCTCAGCATAATTTACTAAACCATTCTCATCTACTCTTGTAGCAGCAGTTGCTCTAGTAACATCCATATCTGATGATGTCCATTCTTTTATTGATACGTTGTCTATTAACACATCAACATTAGCTGAAGACCTTATAAATAAAAATTGTGTATTTGAAGCAGTAAAATAAAAAGTATTAGTACCCTCTACTAAAGTTGGATTAAATAAACTTCCTCCTGAACCTGTTTGTAATTTTATTGTTCCTGAAGTATATGCTATATCTACAGTAAATTTATATGTCTTACCTGATGTTAAAGTATTCTGAAAAAGAAGTAATGTTGGAGATGTTGTTGTACTTTGGTATCTAGCACCTTGTGAAGTCCAAGTTACTGTGTGGTCTGCATCACTATTTCCTGCGATACCCCAACTATCTAAATTCGTAGCAAAATCTCCATTTGTAACTTGCTCACTTCCTAAAGTAGCTGTTGGTAAAACACCATACAAAGTTCCTGCCTTATATCCGTTAGGAGTAACTACTATACTTACATCATCTAATAAACTCATGCTATATTATTTAAAGTTTTTAATTGATTTACTAAACAAGTTTTAGCTTCAAATACTCCACCATCAGCTATAACCCTAGCTTCAAAAACATTAACTTGTATCTGAGTAGGTGTGAGACCTCCCTTGTTACTTGAAGGTAAAGATAATCCTAATGCTAATTTCATTTCTTAGTTTTTGTATGCAATAGCTAAACCACTTGTAAGTGTAATAGCAGTTACTTTACCAAACAAAGTCATACCCGCAGGTACAGTTGTATGTAAAGCACTAGAACCTGTTGAATCAGTCATAGTGATAGTACCTATAACACTTTCCTTTACAAAGTAAATAGCATAGTAATCTTTACCTGTCTGTGCAGCAGTTGTAAATATTTCTACTCCTCCTAATTGACCTAATTGTTCATTTAATAATGCTTGTGTATTTTTTATTCCCATTTTTTTTATTTTTAACTAACGTATATATAATTTGTTTGTGTCGGTTTAACATATTCTTGATATTGTACTTCTTCTTGTCCTGATGCTTCTGTTATATAAAGCTTTCCTATCTCTACCCTTCCTTGTACTACCCCTTTTGTATTTGCAGCAGGACTGAGTACATCTGTTTCTTTTATTGGTGCAGTTCCTGTTCCTAAAACTACACTAGAACCCTGCCAACTTACTTCATAGACCTCATACTCCCAATAGCCATTAGGCATAAAGTCAATATTTCCTGTAAATACATTTTCTGTTGTATTAGGTGTCATACTAACTTTTGTATATCTGTTGTTTACTAACTGATTCTGCCCATAAGCATAAACCACATTTCTATCCATACCATTAGTAAACTTGAACAAAAACCTTATCTGTGTACTAGGTACTGCTTTGTTTATTCTTTTTTCCTCTGTCGTAGTGTAAAAAGTATAAGGTTGTCCGTATTGTCCATGTATCATATTATATAATAGAAAAACATTGATTTTGTTTGGAAAAAAAAAGAACTACCGAAGTAGTTCCTTTAAATTTATATGTAAAATCTAATTAAGAAGTTACAATAGTTCCCATAGTAAATGCACTATTATCAAACGGAACAGCAGTATAATCTGCTACAGTTTGCATTGGTGCAAATTCTTGCCCTTCTAGTGTCCAATCGTATCCATTGAGGTCTGCAAAAGCAGCACCTGATTGATTAGTACCTGTATTAAGGTCTAATCCATTAGTTGCACCTAAACATAATATTACATTATGGTCATTAGTTGATAATGTTTGATTTAATTGAACAAAACAAACAAGTCTATTTTGTGCTATAAGTTTTAATTCGTTTTGGTCTGCCTTACTAAGCCCTGTTAATTTTACATTTAATGATGGTGCATACACAACTGTACCATTTTCTGTAGAACCTGTGATAGTTTCTGTTACACTTGCATTACCCCTTCTAACTGAATATCTAAATAAAGTATTACTACCCATTTCTATATCAGTTACTTCAGAAGCTACAGTAGTAATAGAAGTTATCTCATCAAATTGACCAAAATAAATATACTTTACACCACCGATTAAATTCCTACAAGGAATTCCTCTACCTTTAGTTAAATCACAAGCCATTTATTTTTGTTTTAAAAGTTAAGGAAAGAGGGAAAAACCCTCTCTCCATATAATTAGTTATTAGTCTTGTTGTACTGCTTCAGCACCGATACCTACTTGTACACCTGCAGAATACTTAGCAACAAATCTTAGGTTCTCACTTCCATCTAGTGGAGACATATCAAGCATTTTTACTTGTGTCGTATCACTTAACAGGTCAGTTCCAAAGAATAAGTTAGATACTTGTGCAGCAGCTAATTTATTATCAGGCATTCCATAAACAACTGCTAATTTAATACCTTCAAAAGTAGCTTCATAGTCGTTATTCATTGAATACATATTTACATATCCTAATGCTGAAATAGCCGATACATATAATCTGTAAGTTTTCCAATTCATATAGATTCTTAAATCTTCTTTTCCATAAATATTAGAAGGAATTGCAGCAGCTATAGATTGTAAGTTAGCAATAATATTTGCAGCAGTATAAGCCGTACCTGCACCACCTACATTATTTACTTGTACTGCACCCCCTGTAGCGAAAGCACCTGTTGTAGCAGTTAAAAACCCTGTAAACTGTCCGTTAGTTGCAGCAGCACCACTCCAAACTGAAGATTCAACTGCATCAGCAATATGTTGTGTAAAGTAAGAAATAACATAGTCCTCAAATTTAGGAGAATTGTTATTCATAGCACCTGCTCTCATTGTATCAGCTTCCCAAGAAGATAGAAGTGTGTCCTTGCAAGTTTGCATATTAATCTGTAACATTTTTGGTGTTAAGATACTTTCTGTTAAAGCTAGTGTTCCGTGGTCTGTAAAGTTACAATCAGCATTTCTAACTAAATTAGAACCTGCTACTTTTTGTAAGTTTTCTTTATACTTTATATTTTGTAATACAGTTAAGTGGTCTAAAGAAGTTGCTTCTTTAAGTGCTGCCGAGATATAAAATCCTGCTGCCTTACCTGCATAGTTACTAGTTACTGTAAAAGCCATTTTTTATTTTTTTTTAAATTAATTATTAGTTAAATTGTATAAAATTCTTTCCCTTTTTGTCATTTTTCTTAAATCAGGAGTAGAATCTTTTTTGTTTGTGCTAAATTTATTAGTATCTACAGGAGTATCAGCAGGTTGGTTAGATAACTCAACAACCTTAGATTTTAATTCATCTATCTTAGCTTGATATTCAAATTCTATTTCCTCTGTAGTTTTTACTTTCTTAGGAGTTGGTTCTGTGTCAGAGTTCATTTCAACATCTGATTCTTCAACTTCATCATTTCCTACTTTGTCTTTCTTTAAATCAGCTACTGCATCTTCAAGGTTTTTGATACGTTTTTCCATACCTGCCCAATCTTCTACATCAGCTTCTTTACCATCATCTTCATACTCATCTTCATCTTTTTCATTACCCATTTCCTCATTAACAGGTTCTCCTTCTGTTTCTTTTTCTACTTCATCAGAATATAATTCAGCAACTACCCCATCTTTTTCTACTGAGAACCTTTGACCATCTTCAGTCTTGTATTCTCCAACAGGAAGTAACATTGTTGAACCATCTTCAGTTAAAACAGATATGTCCACACCTGCTTCTAAATTTGTAGAAGTAGATACTATCAAAGTACCATCTTCCAATTTTGCTTGATATTCTAAAGCAACCTCATCTTGCTTATCAAGACCAAGTGCTACTAATATTTGTTTTTTTAAATCCATAGTTAGTTCTTTTTTTATATAATAGAATTATTTTCCTTTTGTTTGATTTTTGATATCTTGTATAATTTCATTTAATGCTGAAAGTATTTCTTCATTAGATGGTTTTACAGTTTCTGACATCTTCTCCATCTTGTCTATAAAGTAACCTTCAATACTTAAGCCTTTTAACTCGCCACCTTTAATTTTCTCCCACATCTCATCATTTTCAATCTTCATTTTTACAAACCAAGTTCCGTCAGGTAAGTCATAGCCATATAGCTTTGATTTGTCCATATCGCCTTCCTTAATCCAACTTTCTATAGTCAATACACCTGATACCCTTTCTTCGTGCTGATAAGTCGCCTTGTGGTGGTTATTGTGCTTTAAATAGAGTTCAGCAGCTTGTTTAACTGTGTCCTTAGAAAAATATACATAATAATCACTATCTGTATTTGGGTCGTATCTAAATATCTGTTTATTAGGTATTAATGCAGGACTAACTAGCATACGTTTCTCTTCATCTACCTTAGCTAGTGTCAAGTTGTTCTTTTCTTTACCAAAGAATACAAAATCTTGCTCAATAGCAGGGCTTGTTACTAGACTTATAGCATCAATAGTTAGTTCTTCGCTTTCATCACTAATTACTAATTCAACTATCTTAGTGCTTTTAAGACTTTCATAGTGTTTAGGGTTAGCTTTTTCACAAGCTTCTTTAGAATCGTATTTACACTCTCCATTTTCTCCCCACTTCCATTTTTTTCCACATTGTTTACAAGGCATAATATATAATAGATTTATTTAATTAATATTTGATTTTTAAATTGTTGCTCTCCTACGTATATAAGCAAGTTTATTCTGATTATCTGTTAAGTTGTCTGTAACTACATAGGCTTCAACAGGTTGTTGTTCAGGTGTTCCCCCTAATTCAAACCTACCACTTAACATTTCAGGTGCAGGTGTTCCTGCTGATGGTACTGATGGTGCTGAAACATTTGCACCTGAACCATCTGTGCCTGTTGATAATATATTTTTAATAGCAGAAGCACCCATAATACCTGCTCCTACTGCATTAGCTAATCTTAATGGGTAAGGTAAAAGTTTATCTCCAACTGATGTTGCTGCTAATGCTGCCATTATAGCTTGTTGTGTGCTGAAGACTGTCTGTGCTACTGCCACACCTTTAGACAAAGCTGCATTTTCCCCTGCTAATTCCCCTGCAACTGCAAAACCTTGTTTAATTAGATTTTCTTTAGCATTTTCTGTTGCTTTTGCTATGTCTAAAATTTCTTTAGCTTGTTTTTTAGCTAAATCTTCTGCATCTTTAGCAGCTTTTTTATCTGCTGCTTCTTTTTTCTTTCTAGCTTCTTCTTCCCTGTCTTCTTTTTCTTTTGCTATTCTTTTTTCTTCTGCTTCTATTTCCCTATTTAATTCATTTATTTCTGTTTTAACCCTTTTTTGTAACCTTAATGACTTAGTTTCTTTATTAATTACATCTGCTTTAAAATCAGCTAATTTCTTTTCATCTTCTACAAGGTTTTCAGATACTGCCATCTGTTCTTCTTGTATTCTAACCCTTTCTCTAGCTAATTCTAGTTCTTGGTTTGTGGTTTCTTTTTCTAATTTTAAAGCCTTTTTTAATGCTTCTACCCTTACTTCTTGAGATTTAGTTTCATCTTCTGCTAATAACCTTGCTTTTTCTATCTCTTTTCTTGTTTTTGCTCTTTGTACTGTAAATTGTATTTCTGCATCTCTAAGTGCTTGTGTTCTTTTTTCTAAAGCAGTCATTAAAGCTACTTCTTCTTTTATTTCATCTCCTAAACCTGTAAAACTACCTTTAAGTTTATCTACAGCTTCTGAAAATTTACCTGAAAAAAACAAACTTGCAGCTTCTCCTACTGATGATATTCTATCTCTAATTACATTAAATGCTGCACTTACCCCTGTTAAAGCTAGTTTTAATTTATCTGCACCCCTTTGTGTTGAAGTAAAATAAGTAGCTAGAGAACCAAAAGCTATAAGTAAAGCACCTATTCCTGTAGACATTATACCTGCTTTAATTGTACCAAACATAGTTTTTATAAGAGGAATAACTTTACCTATAGATGTCTTAATACCATTTATAGAAACACCCATTACCTTAAAATTACCAATAGAATCTTTAGCTTCTTTATTTGTTTCTTTTAATGCTTTAGTCTGTTCTTTTATCTCATTATTATTATCTTTTTGTTGGTTTTGTAAATCTTTTAAACCTAATTTTTCAAGTTTTATGTTTTTTTCTGTTTCTTTTATTTTTTTATTAAGGTCGTCCATACCTGCATAAAATGCACCTTTAGGTATAGCATCTTGTGTAGATTTTAATTCAACAAGTTCTTTTTCTAAATCATTTAAAACTTTATTCTGTATGCTTATTTGTTCGTTTAATTCTTTCTGTGCTTTTTCAGCAGTAGTCAAAGATTTTGTAAAATCATCAACTTGTTTAGTAGCAGGTTTAACATCTGCTTCTATTGAAAATACCATTTTTTCTTCACTCATATCTTAAAAAGTTTGTTGTATGTTATTTCTAAATAATTTAATGTCAGCAGTCCATTGTATATATGTTTCTGCTAATCCTGTTACAGCTATTCCAAAAGATGTTGCAGTTACATCTTTCATTTGTGCAGTTATATTCATACCACTGTGTCCTGACTGAACAATATGTGTTGTAGCTTGGTGGTAAGTAGAAGCCAATCCATTTGTAAACTTTACTGCACCTGTTACTTGCACATATCCATACTGTCCTGTTGTTCCCTCTCCTACCCCTGTATTTACACCTATTACATTAGCTTCAAACCCTATTACAGAGTTTTTTACTTTCTGAATATATGTTAATGGTATATTTTGTGTAAGCAAAGATGTTTCTGTTCCATTTGTTGTATTTCCTGATTGTTGAATAAAAGAAGTTTGTGACATTCCTAGCTTTTCACCAAAACCCCCACCACTAAACACGACTTCTCCTTGGTTAGAAGCTAACCCAAACCTACCTGATATAATAGATGTATCATTTAAACCCCTAGATATTTCGTGTTGCCTACCATTTACAAAACAATTATTATTGTTTCCTTTTGTTTTATTGTCTGTGCCATTTAATAAAGTTTTATTAGTAGCCCTTTCAGTTGTATTATCTGCACCTAATTGATTATTATTTATATTATTAAAAAACCTGTCTAATTTAGTGTTAAAATCATAAGCCACACAAGTTCCTGTGTCTGCATTGTATTTATAACCATATGCTTCACAAGATAATTGGTTTGGCACTAATTCGTTAGTTCCATCAGTGAAAAAAACCTCTCCTGATTTACTAATTTTTAATGGTTTTATTTTAAAGCCTTTTTTATAATTCATTATGGTATAAGTATAAATTCAACTGTAGATAAATCTGTCGGTTTATAATCTATTTTATTTACTCTAAATGCCCTGTTCATAATAATAACTTTATCGTTAAAATTAAATTGATTAATATCTGCTGCATTCAAATTAACTTTAAGTGTCATTGACTTTGTGTCAAAATTATATAACTCATCAAAATATGTAGACCAATATTCTTGATATAAACTATGTATAGTATTAGTCGGTATCCCTATTAATTGATGAGAACCAAAGTTTAAATCTAATGATGTGTTTTGAGGAAGCATATCTGTAGTATGGCTAAATTGTAAAAATCTTGTTTCAGCAGCAGTTTCTCCTACCCCATTTTGTGCAGGTATCTTATAAGAAGTACCATCAGTCATTGTAAAAGGAATAGCAGATGTTTTGTATAATATTCTAGGTAAATTATCAAAACTCTGATATGTTCCACTATCTTTAGAAAATATAGCAGGTGTAATAAATTGTGGGGTAAAGTCAAATAAAGGTTTAACAACTGTAGCAGCAAATGCCATAGCTTCTATTTCTTCGCTTCCTACAAATAAAGTGTTACCCCTTGCAATAAACTTTTTACCCCCATAAGTTTCGTTAAAAGTTTCTTTATATAAATTACCACAATAATCTTCTTCATCTTCAGAGTAATCAAATATAGTTTCCTTAATTAAATCTAAAGGTGTTAATTTAATTTCAGTAGCATCTATTTTATTTGTCCAATCGTGTGTAATATTTCTTTCTGATAAAGTTAAACCCTTACTGATGTCATTAAACACAGTGTCGTAGGTTTCTATTAATAAATTAGTAGGATTAGATTCATCTTGCCTAATAATTAAATTAAACATATTAATAATACTTTTTAAATAATCCCATTGCCCTAAATCCCCCCTTAAATTATTTAGTAAAGTAGAATCTGTTATACCATCTACAGACCTAGTTATAAATATAGATGAAAAATTAAGTGTAGGTGGTGTGTTTATAGTGTCATATCTTTGGTACACTTGGTTAGCAGCAGATGCTTTGAATTGTGCTTCAGCAGTTTCCCCTGCATCTAATATTATAGATACAGTTCCTTGATAAGTTACTATACCACTTGCACTTGTTAAAGGGACTAAATCTATTTCTTCTGTAGTACCATTATTTCTTGTTATAAACCATCTTGTAGAATATTGATGGTTAGGGAAATTGCTTTGAACTATTATTTCGTACCAATAATTTAAATTATATGTACTATTGTTATTAACTGATGTTATTTTATTAGTAGTAGTGTTATAATCAACACTTGAACCAAAAGAACCACCTAAAGCATCTAAATTAATTTTTAAATTAGTATAGCTTGTTCCTGCATAATGTGCTGATAAATTTCTATAAATACCAACTTCTGAATTACTACCTAAATCGATAGGTGCATTTCCTGCACCCCAATTAAAGTCCATAAATAAATTAGTAAATGTAGAACTGTTTAAAAAAGTTGATGTATATGTAAAGCCTGCATCATTAAATATATTATCTAATATATATTTACATTGTATGAAAGGTCTAAAAGCATCTTCTAATTTTTTTAATATAGGAAAGTTAGTAGAATTGTTTACTGTTAAATCTCCTGTCCAATCAACAAAAGGGTATTTTAAAACAGTAGTTGTGGTGTCATTAACTGCACCTGCAAAAGAATTAGCAGCTAAAGGTTCTGTTAAGGTTATACCTGTGCTATCATACCAACTATTAACTATATTTGTTTTGTTATATTCGTGTTCTAGTTCTGAAAAATCTAAATCTCTAAATAGTTTATTTTGTAACACATCTACTAATATTATTGATTCAGAATATAAATTTACGTTATAGCTTATTTCCCCTTCTTTATTAACTATATCAATTAATTTTAAAAAACCCCTAAAAATAATATTTCCATCTTGTTTTAATACACATTGTGTTTGCACATAAGGGTTAAAAGATTCTGCGTTACTTTCTACAGAATTAGTTATCTCAAATATTTGTGTAAATATTCTATTGTTTCGTTTAGTAGCAGGTAAGTTAAAGTCCTTAGAATAACTTTGTGTTTTTTCAGCTACATTTTTAAAGTCATCAATAGAAAGGCTTAATGGTATATCTTCATCTTCATATAAGTCGCATATAACTTGTCCATCTGCTAAATCAGTAAATACTATTGGTGGGGTGGCACCTGCACCTTTAATTGTTATTCTTCTTATATCTATAGCATCAGCACCATCATTTTGGTAATCCATTATAAGTTCTTCTGATGAATTTACTGCTGTAAAATCAAATGTCTTAAAACCTGTTCCTGTGGTTGATATAGCAGTTACACCACCACCACCTAAATTGTTACCATAACCATTAGCACCTATAAATATAAACCCCCCTGATGCTGCATTGACTACCCTAAATTTTAATTGATATGAAGCACCTACTACTAAATTGTTTATTGTTTGGTATACACCACTACTTGAATTAGTACCCCCTGATGCTGCTCTAAATCTTAGTTTAGGGTTAAAACCTGATATAACAATAGGAAAATCTACATTTGCAAAAGCAGTACTTCCTTGCGACCTAAACTTTTTCCAATTACTTATTGGTGCATCATTAGTTATTGCATCAAATGCAGGGTCGCTTGTTGAAGAACTGTAACCACTATGACTAGATATTGATGTAAACCGAGAACCATCTGCAACTAAGTTAGTAGTTATAACACTAGAGTTAGATTGATAAACCCCTTGATAGTTTTGTGGGTATAATATTAGTTGAACACTCATTATGCAGGTTGTATTCTATTATTTTTACTTTTTTCTAATTCAAATGTATATTGTATTAGTTTATCATTTACTTTGGTTTTCCTAGTATAGCTAGATGTAGTTAATATAACAGGCTCTACATATTTATTTACCATACCATTAGCATCTGATGAATAACCATTAAGTATATATACTTCAGGGCTATTTATTAAATCTTCAAACCAAACAGCATCAGCATCAATTAAAAAATCAGTATTTATTGTTATTAGTTCTTTTGAATTTAACCTAAAGTTTTTCTTACCACCTTTGAAACCATTTATCTTATATGTGCTTTCATTCCAAGTACCCCCTAGTTGTGTGTAAGAAGTCCTTTTAGTTTGTAATGACCTTACCGACTTTTTAGTAAATGTATAGTAATCCCAAACCCCATGTGGGTTTAACCAAGTTAATCTTACACTTTCATAACCTTTACAATCATCTGATATCATATTTATTGTGTATAATTGACTTATAATTTGGTTGTCATCATCAAATGCTTGTATAGTGTAATAGCTTGTATTAGCTTTATGTGAATTCCATTGTGAACTCCAACCATCTAAGTTAGCAGGAAAAGCACCGAAGTAATTAATCCTACAATTTGCATATTGGTTAGGTGTGGTGGCAGAACCATTAGTAAAATTAACAAAAGAAGTTATACCTGTTAATTGTGTGTTAGAACTATTATATAGTTTTATAGAAAAGTAATGTATTTTATAAATTGTTGCAGTATCAGAACCTGTTTGAAAAGAATAATCTCCTGTAGATAAAAAATTAAAAAAAGGTAAAGTTCCATAATCAGTTAATCTTGCATATTGTGTGGTAGGTGCATTACTTAAAAAATATGAATTAGAAGCATCCATAACATAGTTTAAATCAGACAAAGGGTAACCATAATTATTACCTACTTGATTCAGAACTTCATCAAAATTCAAATACCCATTGTAAAATAAACGAGGTTCAGACAAAACTGAATTTGAATTATCTATAGTTACAACACCATCTATAGTTGGAGAGTATTCTAAAAAAAATTCTACCATAAAATATTTAGCAGCATTGTTTGATGTTGCATATTTATCAATTAAATGAATAGGGTGTGGGCTTGTGTTAGAATAAGTAACTGTCTTATATGTACTACCATTTAAAAAATCAGTACCATTATTATCAGGTTTAACAAAACTTTCTAAAACAGGTTGCATAGAAAATATACCTACACCTGTGTTATTAGGTGTTGTTTTTAATACTGCCACCCTATTAGTAGTGGTGTTTAAATTTGCATTATTATTACTTACATATACATAAGCTACAAATTTTACATTAAAATTATTTGCAACTATTGTGCTGTCTGATACAGTGAAAATTATATCTTGACCTACAGGTAATGTCTTGTATAATGGTTTTTGTTCTATTACTAAACTCATTTTCTTAAATTATTTAATATATCTTGTTTAAATGCTTTGATTACTTCTGTTGTAAACCCCCTTAATTCTAATTGTAAAGGTTTTTGAAAAAAACTTACACCTTGGATACCTTTTATAAAAATACTTCTAGCTATTGCAAACTTCAAACTTTGTCTTGTTAAAAACCTACCTCTAGCATCTCTAGGTGCTATACCCCTTTTAACTGTCCACTTATCTAAAGCCCTTGTTGGTGGCATTTTATTAGTATAACTATATGGGCTTTTTAACCTTTGTCCTTTAAAATCAACATAAGTTCTTTCTCCTGTGTATAAGCCTTTGTTTTTACCTGTTTTAATTCCCCCCCCTGCACCTGAAACACCTTTATCAATAAACTCGCCATAATCTAACATGCTAAAATCTACTTTATATCCGTTAGTAGTTTTTAATACATTAAATTTAATACTATTTAATAATGCACCTGAAGATACTTTTTTCTTCTTTTGTAGTATTCCTTTAGACTTGTTTACTACACCTTTACCGAAACTATTTAGGTATCGTTCTAATGCTTTCATTATACACTAGCTACAAATATCTCTACATCTAAAGTAGCTGCAGGGCTAACCTGTAAGCTAGTTAAATCAGCCATAGTACCAAAGCTAGGAGATGTATCAGCTTCTGCTAACATAACATCTTCTGCTGCACAAAGTATATGTGATTGACCTGCTTTTAGTAATACTTGGTATAATGTAGCTGCACCAACTACTGCTAATTCTAAAGTGTTTGTAGCATCTAAATTAGTTACTCTAATATACCTTACATCTTCTTTGTCTATTTGAACTGCCGAGCCATAAGAATTAGTATTAAAAGCTGCTAAGTGTGTAGTTTGCCCTGTTGTGCAAGTTACAATACGTTCATATACGTTATTAATCCCTGTAGTTGTTACTGTGTTTGTTGTTCCTCTAACTGCACCATTTAAGACTACTGATTCGCTTAGAGTTGTTGTTAAGTCTGCCATTTTATTTATCTATTTGTTTTAATTTATTAATTGCCCATTCTATTCCTGATGTTCCACCCCAAGCATCCCACATAATACCACCACAACCCTCAGAATAAGGAACATCTTTATTTTGTTGATGCCTTTTAAATGAAGCCATACGTGCTATGGTATCTCTGCTTATATTCTTTTTACCTGCTAATTGTGAAGCCCTAGTCCACCCAACCCTAGTTCCACAATCACTCCCATTTTTCTTTTTCCATTCTATCGCCTTTTTAGCATTGTTACTAGCTGAATCAGGATAGTCATTATATGATTCTAATTCTATACTTATTTCTTCTAGCTTTTCTATTACATCTTCATAATTCATAACTTATCTTTGGTGGTATTAGTTGTATTGTTAATTTTCCTATTTTAAATTTAAACATTATTGTATTGCATCAGTTGTAGATTGAGGTGCTATACAGGTGTTATATTCATTTTCTATTATTATCGGCAAGGTAAATACCCAACCTGTTACTGAACTGTCAAATCTTTCTGTAAATGGTTCTAAACTTATGTCGCCATCTGTAAAGTATTTAGGTATAGCATTTACACCTTGGTTAGACAATAAAAGGCTTTCCCCATTTTTAAACGTACCTATTAAGTCATTACAAATCTGTAGGCAATCTGATAACACTTCCTGTTCATTTGATTGGTCTGGAAACACTAAGTCCATTATAAATATCTGAAAGTTTAAAGTCATCTCGTGTGTTCCTGCTATTGCATTTACAGGGTTAATATGCATCAATGGGTACATTGTGTTTTTCTCTAAGTCTATCTCATATATATCCCCTGATGATGTAGTTTTAATTTGATAATGATTAGCACCTAATTGTTTTAAAGTGTCTATTGTGTTATTATAATCTTTAAAATATGTCATTTCTGTACTGCTTTAGTTTCGTTTAAATCTGTTTCATAAGTTAGCCAAGTCAAACATTCATACAGACTTAGATTAGTTATTCTTTCTAAATTAATTATCTCACCATTAGTTAATCTATACATCACTCCGAACCAACCCCACTTGTCTGCAAATTGTTCATCTGTACTTTGTTTAGTATCGTTAGATTCTGTTCCGTTAAATACTGCTGCAAACATATCAATAGTTGCTTTACGAAAGTCCAAAAAAAAACCAATGAACTATTAACATCTTTTGCTTTCATCTTTTTAAACTTTTCTGCCCTCATTCTAGCATTACTTAATCCGTATGCTTCTATTGAATAATTATCTCCATCTCTCTCTGTTATTGGTCTGTATAACACTGACATTAATTTAGTTAGGTTATGTTCTAATCCATTTTTCAGATATGTTTCTATGTCTGCATACTCGCCTAATGTAATTTCTTCTAGATTTGGGTGGAATCCATACTCAATATCATTAATCCTTATAATTCTTTTTAAAGAAGTATCTGATTTTTCTTGTAAATAAGATATTCTTTTCATTATAGCTGCAACATCATTGATACTTAATTTTGTGATTAACTTTTTAGGAATATCAGTCAATACACTAATGGTTTCAATAGCTTCTTGGCTAGTAGTTTTTTCTTTTTTGCTTATTAGTTTAATCCACTTATCAAGTGTTACATCATTCCAACTGTTGATTAGTGTGTAAACACTCTCCTTGCCATCTTTATTTATTTGTAATCGCATATTATATAATAGAATTTTTGGTTATTTAGTTTAAAATCGTATATTTGACCTCGTTTTCAATAAAGTTTTTGTTTATTAAAGGTGCAGTTCTTAGGGGTTGCACCTTTTTTATTGAACAAAATACCTACCATAATTAGCATCTAACTCAAAAAACATTCTCATAGCTAAGGCATCTGAATAATCAGGAGAACGACCTATAATGTCTTTTACAGTTTCTTTAGGTATTATCTTTAGCTTATTATCTTTGTCTGCATCTTTTGTTCTAACCTGCTCTAACTCCTCAATGATTTGGTTCTTAATATTTATATCAGGACATTCAATACCAATCTGTGCAGTATTTACTAAGTCAGCTAATTTATAATAACATTGGGTTTTTAAGTTCTGATAGTTCTCGCCCTTAATTGCCTTTGAGTTATTTATAAAACCTCGGCATCTCATATAATCTTTAACACCACCACCCACACCATCTTCATCAACTATAATATTTGTAAGTTTAACTGCATATTGTTGTTGTAACCTTCTAATTTCCTCCACAACCTCATTTACAGCCGATTTAAGCAAGGTTCTTATTTTAATGATATTAAGCCCTTCCCAATACATTATAACTGTTTTATCGCTTCCAAATCGTGCAACATCACAACTGATGTATTTATCGCCTTCTTTCCCAAACTGACTAAACAGGTTAAGTATAGCATCATATTCTATTAAGTTATCGTTAGTAGCATCGTATTCCCAATTACCAAATAGTAATCTTTGTTTACTTAATTCATCTAAAGTTAGTAGTTGTGATTTGTAATGCTTTGAAATAAATTGATTGTCATCAACAAGGCTTTGTATAAACTTTCTGTGTGGTTTTTCTACACCTTCCTTTGCAGGTTTATAGTATTGAGTATATACCCAATTTTTAGCAGGGTTACAAGTCATTAACAGTTTAGGTATGATATTATAATCATCTAACTTATATCTCATTCTTGAAGCCACTATGTTCTTGGCTTTTTCTGTTATCTGATTTGCTTCATCTATAAAAGCAGCAGTTATTTCTAGTGAACCAAGACTGTCAAAGTTTCTGTCTGAAGGATATAGAAACAGGTCTTTCAGTATTATCTCACTTCCGTTATAAAACTTAATAATGTTAGAACCTGCGTTGAAATTATAGTGCTTGTTAGCTAAGATGCCCCAAGTCTGACATACTTCAAAGAAAGTATTTAGAGTGGTCTTTTTCAAACTGTCTAACTTAGACCTGCCCATTAAATATCTTGTCTTAGGGTATTTGATACATAAAAGAATTAACCAACTACAACCAACCCAAGACTTACCCCCACCTGCTGCACCACCAAATAATACTTCTGTTGTTTTGTTGTCAAATAGATATTCTATTGCCTGTCCTTGTGTAACAGTAAATTCAGTATCAATATTCAACCCCTTTTATATTTACATTAATTTTAATTGGTTCATCTCCTGAAGTTAAATCTAGTTCGTTACGTTCTATGTAACCTCTTTTCTTACCCTTTGTCTTTAAAAAGAAAATAGTAGCCGAGGTGTTTCCATCTCCTATTTGCTTGTGTAACTGACTTTCCCCAAAGTCGAGTGCTATATTCTCAATGTCCTTAACTGCCTTTGCAAATTCTTCATCTTCGTTTAACCATTTGTAATATGTTGAACGTGGAACATCAGAAGATTTACAAGCAACCGTAACAACACCTAGCGACTTTTCTAATGCTTTTAAAATACTTTCCTTTTTTATGTGTCTACTTTCGTCCATATTATATTCCTTTAAATGCTTTCA